CATGCACTTCGTTTCATCGAAGTTCTTGCCGTTGACATCGTACTGGTCTACCACGAATACGTTGCTGGATTCCGGTGAAGGACCGACGTAGCAGTCGATGGAATCTCCATCTGAGCCGTTGATCCCCATGTCGATGAAGCCATAGTCCGCGGGCATCGTCGTTGACCAGCTTACACCATCCGGTGTGACTCCGGTGCGCACTCCGCCTTCTGGCGTCTCGACGCGGACGGGAAGCGCGTGGTAGTCCAGCATGCCTTGCGCCCGGTTGGTGACGCTGGAAGCGCCGTCTTCGTCAAAGGATCTGTGCCTTGGAACTTCGGCCTTGTACACACTACCTTCACCAGCAAAGCTAAGTTTGTAGCCAAGCCGCTGAAGTTTGTGGCCATCCCAAAGTTCTGCCACATAGACTGGTTTTCCTTCAATATCGGCCGCGCCTTCTGCGTATTCTTGGGCCGTCTGAAGACTCTTGAACGTACGGTTCGAGAGGGTGTCTTCCGCCTTCTTGCGCAGTGGTCGTGTGCCATGGCGAGCGTCCGTGGCGTACGCCACGATGGAGCCGTCCGTGAAGCGAACCGGGACGGCTGTTTTTCCGTCCAGGTCCTCAATGGCGTCGCCGATGGACGCGACGACGCGCGTCTGACCGCCGAACAGCAATGCCTCGCCGACCTTTAGCCCCGTAGGCAGTACTGGAAGATCAGGAGCGATGTCGGTTGCCTTGCCAGCCTTCTTCTTGACCAGTTCTGGGCCCTTCTTCTCGTCGTTGTCCTCTGGCTTCGCCTTCGGCTCGTCAGGATCCTCGCCTTGGCCCGTCTTGTTCTCGGCCTTTATGGCCTTGGCTGGCGAGTCGGCCTCGCCCAGACCAGCGCCCTCGCCTCCGAAGAGGCCCTCGCCAAGCTCACCTTCCGAAGTCACGTCGTCGCTGAGCTTCTGGATGAACTCGTCGTCCAGCGTGGAGCCGATACCGGTGACGTCGCTGGTGCGCTTGACTTCCTGCGCGACCTTGCGCGGCGACATGATGCCGCCATTGAGGTACACCGTGGTGGTGTCTGCGACAGCCTTGGCCAGCTCGGCCTTGTCCTTCTCGTCCAGCACGCGGATGGAGGGGCAGAGCAGGTCGAGATCATCGGGCACCTCGCCCAGCTCGGACATGCAGACGACTGGATACAGTTTCTCTAGCTGTGGGAGCAGGTATGTGGCCTGATCAGTGGAGATCTTCTCTTCGTAGATCTTCTCGTCGCCATCACCAGCTTGACCCAGGCCGTTGTATGTGCGTCCGAACAGGCGTGTAACCGGCATCTGCGCCGCACCAGCCAAATTCAACTGGAACAACTGGAAGATCTCGCCGAGACCGCCGAAGCTGAACTGCGTCGACTCTATAGAGCCGTCAGCCGGCAGCGGGATAAGCGAGTTGTTGCTCATCAGGTGGTTGAGCGCCGTCATGCGCTGCTCGAACTTTTGCGTCGCCATCTGCGACGAGCCGAGGCCGGACAGCATCTGCGCCAGCTCCGGGAACTTCATGCCCAGCAGGTTGGCTCGGAACGTTAGCGACAGGATGTTCCACATCGTGTTGTCCAGCATGGTGATGGACTCGTACGACGGCTCCAACACCGAGATGCCCCACCACGACTGCGCCTCAACCTCAGGCGTCGGAACGGTGGGCCCGAGGAAGCGCAGCACGCGGCTGGAGTGGACCTGGAATGACGTGCCGCCGGCCGGCGTGACGTCGTACGTCTCCGGCTTGCCGAAGTCCAACGGCCGGTTGATGTCGGTGCACACGTCGCCGCTCGGGTGAATTCCCGCCCAGCGGTCGAAAGGTATTACGCCCTTGTACGCACCGATCTTGACGGACTCGAGGTCGAGCGGCTGGTCGAGCTCGTTCTCCTGGCCGTCGATGACCATCAGGCCGCCGGCGCCGCCGAACAGGCGCCCCCACGTCAGGCCGGTGAGGATGTTGTTCTTGGTGTTGGTCTTGCGCAGTGCGCGGTTGATGCGCGTGATATCCTTCGGCTCGATGTCGCTGGTCATCGTCGGCCAGGCCTTGACCATGTCCTGCGCCGGCACCTCGACGATGCGGCGGCTGATCCAGTGGTTGCGGAACAACGTGATCAGGTTCCAATAGTCGTACGACAGGCGCACGAGGTTGTACTCGGCGCCCTGGCCGAGCGACGGCGTGCCGAAGCCCATGCGGGCCCCGGAGTTGGAGAACAAGTCGGCGGCCTGCGCCGTGGTGGCTCCGCCGATGCCCAGCAGCTTCTCGACGTTGTTCGCTATTTTGCGCTTGCGGGGCTTGGGCATCTATCGGATTCCTTTCCAAGACAACGCCCTTGCGCCGCTTCGGTTGTGGTGCCTAGAACCACCGGGCGCAGGATACAAGTCACTGCGCCCGATCTTTGCCTAAAGTACGTCCAGCGAACTGCGCAGGAATAGACCAGAAAGATTGTTTAGTCTGTAGAACGTCAAATTATTGGATATTTCATTGTTCTTGATGGTGTAGACCTCGTCGGTGTGCTGTCCCCGCACACGAACCGCCCTGCCGGGTTCCAACACAGGCTCTTCTTCGACGCTCGGCAGCTGACCAACATGGTTTTCAAACACTTCCGCGCACATCGCACGCCGCCGAAGCAGCAAATCCGCACCCTCTCGTATGAGCGCGTATGCGCGCTTCCAAGAAGGATTCGGCGTATTGTCCTTCCATGCGGTGGCCCAATCAGCTAGATGCGCCAGATCGTGGTCGCTGAGATCGTTGTTATTTCCATGCAGCAATTCAGATAGGTTCATACATGCTCCATTGCATCCGGACTCCACCGGTGGGTTGTACAGCATCAAAACGTCGCGAAGTCCTTGACGGCGGAGGCCTCCATCACGACGTCGCCCTTGTCCATGACGACCTGGCCCACGGCCGCGTTGTCCTTGTAAAAGACGATTTCGCAGCCGACCTGCTTGTAGCAGTCGGCCTCCACGGTTAGCTCCTTGCCGCCCGCGTATATCCTGAACTTCTTCATGTCAAATCTCCACTTCCGACTCCGGCAGGATGTCCGTCTCCTCCATCCAGATTACGTTCGTCTCGCTGTAAGGCACCGCCATGACGTCGCCCTCGTCGCTCTTCACGAACGCCCACAGCAGGCGCTTGTTGGAGCTGAGAATGGCCTCCAGCACCTCGTCGTCTATCAGCATGCCGCGCCAATGGATGACGTCTCCGGCTTGTATCTCCACCTGTCTGCGTTCGTCAGGCAACGTCTTACTACGGCGACGAATGCGCAGCGCCATAACACCCCTCTTGCGGGTCTTGCAGACCCGAGTCACGTACGGCAGGCGGTAGTTCATGCCGCCTCCGCGATGTCGCCGCTGGCCACTTGCTTGAACTGCGTGAGCGTCATTGTCTTGATGGAGCCGTTGCGGTAGACCCGGTGCGGCCAGCTGACGTCCGAGAACGCGAGCAACGGTATGATGAGGCACCTGCAGTTGAATATGTTGCCCGGCGCGTACTTTCCAAGCGGCTTCTCGTCGACTAGCGCCTCTGGATCCGGTAGGTCGCCCCACGAGCAAAGCACGCCGTTCAGGTTCTCGTGGCTGGCGCGGGTGCGCTGGTCGTGCGACGTCGCCCACTCGAACCACTCGAGGTTCAGCGCCTCGGACCGCGCCCGGGTGAGCGCCGAACTGGCCTTCTGCGCCTCGGTCCTGGATATGAGCCGCGTCCTGGAGCGCAGCAGCTCGGGGAACCGCTTCTGGTACATCTTGGCAATCGTTGCCGGCCGAGCTCCGGCCTGCTGCGCCTTAGTGACTTCGTTGGTCAGTGTAGTGGCAGCTTCGAGTGGTAGGGAACTAATCAGCGAAGCATTCTCCCTGATCAGTTGCTGGACGCGTGCGCCCGTCGGGCCCCGCATCTCGGCCTCGAGCAGTTGATAAAGTTTGCCGGCTTGGCTCGACCTGCTGGCCGCCTCGCGCCAGGAGCGCCAGTTGGATTTCTGCGCGCCGTGGACCATGCGCGTGGCCAGCAGCTCACTAGCGGCCAGTATGTCTGGCATGCGGGAACGCAGAGCGAGCTCGTTCAGCCATTGACTGAACGTCTGCTCCGGCTTCTGCTTTACCAGTACGCGGCCGATGATCGCCTTGATGCCTTTCGCGTAACCGTGTTCTAGGCGCTGCGTGGCATGGAACTCTACCGGCGCCTTCTTGGCGGGATTCTTGCTCGTCTTTTTCATCGGGGGCATGGCGGTTCAGTCCGAGACGGCGATGATGGATCCGTCCGGCATGACCAGCACCTCGCGGTTGCGAGCGCCGCCGAGCACGGAGTTCAGCTCATGGGCCGTATAGCGCCGCGACTTGCCGCCAACCAGTTTCTTGGCGGCGTACTTGTAGAGAAACAACCAGAATTTCTGCATCATACAAGGTTCCTGGCGCTCCACTTCGGCGTCATCTGTTCTTTCCAGTTCTCTTTCGCCGACGTACAAGTGACTCCAAATCCAGTGGTATCGTCGTCGCCCTCGAACGTGAACACACCCGGCCACTCCTTGTAGACCACGCACGGATGGTCCGGGTCACCACTGTCGAGCGGGTCTACTTGGTCGGCAGGAGCGACAGGCGGCGCGGGTTTAGTGTGATGGAACCAGCTTGCGAACAGCAATACAGCGATTGGAAGCATGGTCAGTACCTCGTGGACAGGAACCAAACTAGGAATGGGTACCAACGCGTCGTGGTCGCTGCGCACAGGAGGTTCACACTGGTGCGACGTCCTTCGCATACCCAGAATCTTTATGCGTCTTCTTCAACTTCTTGCTGACTAAGTCGTCAACAAACGACGCGCTGAACCCGTATTTCTTCACGATATTTGCCGGGGTCATTCCCTGCTCGAGCTCACGTTTGACCAGCTTGGCCGATCCAGCGTCGGTGTCGCGTTTCCAGGCGTCCTTCTCGGAGTCGGAGGCTTTCGCCGTGGTGAGCCGAGACTTCTCGGCCTTTAGAACGGCCGTAACCTTAGCGAGAGGAACGCCTTCAGACAGTGCTTTGCGCGCAATTACTTCGTACTTAGCCAGCGTGTCTTTCATAGTAGCGGCTGTCTTAACTTTTCCCAGAGCGCCTTCACTTACGGCCTTGATCTGCGCCTCGAAGGACGCGGCATCTTCCGCCGGACGCTTGGAGCGTGGAATCACCTTCGCCATGGGCGCTACATTGGCCGGTGCCTTCTGTACGTCGTGGCGCGTGGAGCCTACTGGATTGACGGCGTCCTTCCCCTGAGCGGCGGAGGACTTCGCTTCTTCGGCCTTCTTGGCCACGTAGCGATCCAGGAAGGTGACGATGGGCTTCGCCTGCTTGGGCTTCTCGGCGTACTTGTACTCGTCTTTGGCGCTACCTTTTTCGTACTGGTTGACCCACTTGATCGCCGCCGCTTCACTGGGGAACCCGGTTTGTTCTTTGCCGTCTGGCAGCTTGACGTACGCACGTCCGCTGGGCATGGTGCGAATCTCACAAGATTTATACGGCATGCGTGCTTCGTCCCGCGCCGCCCTCGCGTCCAGAGCGGCGTCCAGCGCGCGGTGCAGCCGGGCCTTGCGGTCGTTGATTGTTCCCGGCCCATCACGTAGTACCGTCGGCTTGCCCATTTCAGTCTCCTTCGTCCAAACGTAAAATGCCCTCGCATCCAGGTATGAATACGAGGGCTCTTCCAAACTTATTTTGCTAGAGCTTTGCGGCGTGCCCAAGAAGCTAGTCTGCTCTTCGACTGCCGTGATCTGTAGTCTCTGTCGGCCCACTGTGACTTAGCACGTTGTGATAGTACTTCCGTAGACTGTGGTGCACGATTCATGTTCTGCAGCCCACGTTCTAGTTTAGCGCGGCTTTCTTTATTGGCCCATTGCGCTTTGGCGCGCTCGGAACATGCTTGTTTCTGCGCAGGTGTTTTCTTCTTACCAACGTTAGCGCCGTGGTTAGCTCGCCAAACAGGGTCTTCCCACAAGCGTTTGAACATCTTGCTAGTATTGGCTTTGAATTTAGCCGTCCTAGGGCGCGCACACCGTTTGCGCAGATCAGGATCGGCTGCGTGCTTTGCCTTCAGTTGCGAGCTAACGTAAGCCCTAACTTCTGGGTCAGCGAATGTCTTCCTACATGCTGCTGCGACACTAGCACGTACAGCCGGGTCAGAGAATCGTTTTAACTGCGCTTTGCGCATGTTGTTTCTAGCTACGGCACCGAATTCTATGTGCTGTCCACCGCCGCGTGTCAGGTTGTAGCCACCACCTAACGGGTCGTCAACGAACGTGTGCAGCTTCGCGATGTAATACGTTTCCATTTCATTCAGACGACTTATTGGGCCAGTCCAGATCACTTCCCAACTGAAACCCTCTTCGTACTTGTTCTTACGCAGTGCACTGTGGAAGTAGGACTTGCATCCTTTACGTGCTTGTCCTACGTGACCTTTCCATCGTTTCAGCACAGTCAGCACGTTCTTATGCTGACCAACGTATCCCATGTCATTCTTTAGATTTACAGAATGGTATATACACCCAATCTGTTCTTGCTTCGATTTCTTCATCGCTATCTCCAGCGGCTCCGGTAGTTAAATCAAAGAAGGCCGCCCGGAGATGAGCGGCCTTGTCGGTCTGCAGGACCTATCTTTGAAGATTTATTTCTTAAGCCACTTGGGCAAAAACCCCTCCGCTGACATCATCGACGATGCCTTCCTCGGTGACGGTGCCGGTGACAGTCGCCACGGTGCCATCAAGATTTGTGTAAGTCCAGGTTACTTGAATGGCCTCACCACCAGCAGCAATTACTGCGCCAGCAGGAATGGCAGCCGAGAACGTGGTGCCGGTGGGGTCGGAGGGAACCAACGCGACCGGGAAGTTGGTCATGTCGGACGAAGTGACTGCGGCCTTGGTGCCGTCGAGCGTGAAAGCCGCGCCGGTGAACGCAGGGGTTACTTGAAATACGGGGGTGTTGCCGGGCTGAATCGGAAGAAGAGCCATGTCTGTGTTACTCCTTATTTGATTTGTGCGATGGACCCGCCATCGACGTTGTCTTTCGCCTTGTCGGACAAGAGCTTGATTAACTGGCGCAAATCGCAACAGACTTCGCGCAACAGTTTGTTCGTCTCTCGTAGTTCACGTGCTAGATCACCCTCTACATCAGGCGGGTAGCCGGGGTGTCTACGGAAATCATCAGCCATAGACTTGGCTCCCTTCACGCAGCGGTTGCTGCTGGTTTAATTATAGTGGCCTGGTGGGTGGTCTGGCTAGTTACTGCGACATGCGTACAACGGGTGTTACAAATAGCTCACTGGCTGGACAACCAATTCTACGCTAGTACTTCGGCCATGTTGGTGTTGCGGCGCTCCGGATCGACAAGACTATTCGGTCGCCAAAAGATGCGCAGACCTACTTGCTTGGATAACTCACGAGCTTCTTCACAGGTTACGAACTTGCGTTCTACTGCGTCTGACTTCACGACTGCTTTGCCCTTCACTGTCACGCACCTCGCCACTAAGCTCTTCCCGTTCCTGCTGCGATGGCAGCTACGTATTCGGCCGGCAGCCAGATATATGTGAATTCTGTCTGCGCTTCCAGCGGACTGTCCTTCATCTTAGCGAGGCGTCCGTGCGCCAGCTTCAGTGTAAGCTGGCCCTCGACCGGGCCACCGCAATCGCGTAGACGAGCTAGGAGCAGTTGATTGTACTGGTCTGGGTTGGTCTTACATGCGTACAATGCCTGGATGTCGTCGGTGGATATGCTGAACGAAATGGGCTTCGGCGCTTTGAGGATCTCTTGCTCGAGGGTCACCGCGCATTCCTCAGCTTGTCGTAGAACTTCACGGCATCGTTGTATGGCGCGAATTCAGCGCGTCGCGCTTCGTCGTAAAACCGTTGCGTCTTGTAGTTGCGCCTCGCGATCCAGTAACCATTGTACGCTTCCTTCCAGCTTGGCCAATGTAACTTCGGCATGGTCGGAATTGAGCCATCCACACACACTTCGAACAGTAACATCCCTAGAAACTTCACTTCTTCACGACCTTCCTTATCGACAATGCACAGTTACAATCCCCGCCGCAGGCGGCGCGCGCCAGTACTTCGCGGCGACGCATCTCCTTGGTCAGCTTGATACCTGCCATGCCGTAGACAATGAGTTCACGCAGCGCGTTAGCGTGTTCTCTGCGGACTTCGTCCTTGCTCATAGTTCCGCTTCTCCGACGTAAACCGCGAAGGTCTGCGACACGCCGTTCACGCTTACGTCGATCGACGACACGAAAGGCATCGCGCCGCAAACATCCTCAGCGAACCGCTGCAAATCAGACAGTAGTCTAGACGTATCACATTCCATCTTCACTACGTACTCGTCAAGTGCTGGCATCTTTGTACCTCTCGAACCAAAAGATCACTGGCTGTCCCAGTGGGAGCCACTTCAGCGATGCTCGCCATGTTTCAATGTCCAAAGAACTTTTCGAATCGTTGCACTCTTTGCAGGCAGGAACGATGTTGTCCAGCGTGTGATTCTCAGGGTACTTGCACCCATGACGTCCGGAAAACGACCAGCGCACGTTACGGAAGCGCACAATCGGCTTGACGTGTTCGCGGCACCAATTACGCTTTAGCGGTTGGCCACAGTACGCGCACCTATTACCAAATTTGGCAGCTATCTTCTTCCTAGATACGATCATCCTAACGAGATTCGCCAGTTGGGGATCTTACCGTGCACACCGTAACGCAACGCGTCCAGATCGTCATCCTCAATCTTCAGTGGCTGCTCGATGCCACGTTTAGCAGCGTTAGAATCCCATGCGTAATTGGGAATTCGCTTCACGAGCTCCGGGCAACCATTCTTACTAATCATCAGCTTCCGGCGCTGCAGCAGCGTAGACACTGTATGGATGCCTTCCTTGACGGAGTTGTCGGCGTCCGTGACCCAGAAGCCACGTTGTATGAGCTCCTGCTTGAACGACGCCGCTTCGGGCGGTACAATCACCTGGAACTTATCGGCTCCGATTGCGACTAGATCGTCGGCGTATTGGCCGTCGGTCTTCATGCGCATTTCTTTGCGGCTGTCCCAACGCTGCTCGCGCACACACCATATAACGTCGCCGTCGTCGTAGAACTCTAAGTGCGACTGGACGTGATCCACGCCAGGATCGACAGCGAACCAATGGTCGACAAACCCACCCGCGTTGCGCAGAGCGATGGGCTCCGGTGGAAGCACCGTAACCACTCCGTCCTTAGTCAACACGCCGTCGAATAGGTTAGCCGTCTCGTCGTAGCTGTCCCGATAGATGCTGCCTTCAGCAACTACCCACTGCGCAAGTATGTAGCGTTGGTAGTAGACGCCGGTCTGCGAAGCGATGATGGCCAGCTTTGACTTCTCATCGATGTTGGGGTTATCGGCCAGTCCGAAGTTGATGATCTCCAGGTCGTCCTTGAACGCCGGAGAGTCGATGACCTCAGCCTTTAAATAGCAATAGGGATTCGACGTGTTGGTGGAGGCGTAGAAGCGCGCTCCAGCCGGGGACATACGAAGGAACAGCTGCGCGAGGAATGACTTTGGATACTCGACAACTTCGTCGCCAATGGCGATGCCGATTGTCATACCAAGGATTTGGCGATAAGACGCTTCGTCCTTGGCACCCATAACGAACCACTGCGTGCCGAACAGCCAGAGCTCGCCAGTGGACGAGTTGTAACTGTAGTTGTCCTTGCCTACAACGTTGAACAGATCGATGAGTACGTTGCGGTAGATCGTTTGCTTTGACGCGCCCGTCATCAGCCGCTTGGCGTTGGGCGGTATCTTATAACGGCACAATTGCACGATCGTCTTGGCGTTCAGCGTGAAGGTCTTAGAACTTCGCACTGTGCCAATAAGGATGGTGTACCGCTTGTCCTGCTCCGGCGGTCGCATGATGAAGGAATGCGACTTCTTGCCGAAGGGCTTGATGATCAGCTCGGTGTCACTCACTCGGCCCAGCCTTTAGTGCTGCAAACAAACCTTCCAGCTGCTCGTTCTTTCCACCGCCGCCGAGGTCAGGCTGGCGTCCATGCTTCTTGGGCTGTAGATGGCCCAATGTCCACTGTAACCCGGCGAATGCGAGCTTGGCTCTCTCGACGTTGTCGACGATGCGACTCTCTACTAGATCCTCAACGTCGCCGTCCCGAGTAACGACTTGCTTATGGGTGACGATGGAGTAGCTTGTAGGACGTTGAGTTATTGCCCTTGCGTCGTCTTCGAAAAGTGGTACAAGAAACTCTTTCGCGCGC